AAATCTCTGACAATGCAAATCTTACAGACGATCCAGACATTAAAGCAAAATTGAATAGTGTTATCAATATGGTTCAGTTTGAACTTGCAAGAATGAAGAAGATTCCTGCATATGTGCAAAGAGGAGTTAAGGCTGGCGAAGTAGTGGATATGAACATTCTTGATAATTTCTATCAGTTAAGACTTATTCGCTTTACCGGTGATTACGACTTAATGGAGAATATAGCAGTATTCTTGGAAGATGGTACAGCAGATATTTACTACTACAAGTACCCGGAACCGATTACAGACAGTACACCGGACAGCTATGTATTTGAGTTGTCGTTGGATGCCTTAGAACTGCTTCCGTATGGTGTAGCTGGCGACTTGTTAAAGAGTGATGTTTCTGCTCAATATGGGGCTGTATATTCGCAGAGATACGAAACAATGTTACAGAGACTTGATTCCCGGTATTCATTAGGCGGTATCTCTTTTGAAGGTGGGGTGGATATTTAATGGCTATTGGTGATTTAGTACCTAGAGTATATGGCTCTTTTCGTGGTGTAGACTTTAGGGGCGAAGAAATAAACCTACAGAGAAGCCCGGACAGCTTGAATGTATGGAAGGACTACAAGGAAACAGAGAGTATTCGCACAAGACCTGAAATAGAACAGGTAGAAGTATTCGACAATAAGGTATTCGGCATATTCTTTTACAAAGTAGGCAATACAGAAATGATGCTGGTGCATTGTGGGGTAAAGCTTTATAAAATTGCAAACGGTGAAAGAACAGAGCTTTATACAGGATTGAACCCTAAACAGAGTAATGCTTTCATTTACAACAACATTTGGTACTTTAAAGATGGTATTAACTACTTGCAGTATGACGGAAAAAACATAGGTGAAGTAGTGGGCTATATACCAACTACAACCATTGGCAGGAAGCCTAGTGGCGGTGGTACACAATACGAAGATGTAAATATGTTGACCGGTATTAGAATTAATACTTTTTTGGCGGATGGAGAAAGCAAAGAGTATTACTTAGATACACAGGCCATTGATCCTGACTTTCAACCAATAATCATAGTAAATGGTGAAGTATTAAGCTATACAGCATTTGACATTGATACAGCAGGTGGCAGGATAATCTTTAAAACAGCCCCGGAAGCCCCTTTGACAGAAGGACAGGACAATGTATCAATCAAATTCAGAAAGACCGTACCGGGCTATAGGAATAGAATTAACCATTGCACTCTATTACAGGTATTTGATAATAGGGTGTTTTTTAGTGGCAATCAGGACTATCCGAATGTCGTTTTCCATAGTAGCCTTAATGATCCGTCGTATTGTAGCGACTTAGACTATTACAACGAAGGTTTAGACCTTGCAGAAGTAACAGGGCTTATTGCAGGTAATAACGCTTTATGGGTGTTTAAAGAGCCTTCACAGGCAAATACAACTGTATTCTACCATAACCCGGTAATTGATAATGAATACGGAAAAATCTATCCTAGTACACATTCCAGCATTACTACAGGATGTATAGGAAAAGCAATCAATTTTAATGATGATATAGCCTTCTTTAGTGAAAGAGGAATGGAAGCAATTAACGGTGATGTTACCACCGAACAGGTAATAGCTCACAGAAGTTCATTAGTTGACCGCAAGTTGACCGCAGAAGTCAATTATAGAGATATGCTTCTTGAAGAATGGGAAGGTTACTTGATGATTTTCGTTGACAATCGTGTATATCTTGCAGACAGCCGGGCGAAGTTTAACAATGATAATCACATTGAATATGAGTGGTTTTATTGGGATTTAGGCAAGGTTATCACAAGTACAAGGGTACACAAGGGTATCTTGTATTTAGGCACAAATGAGGGCATATACACGCTTACAGATATGGAAAGTGATGTGGTAAGTTATTGGACTACTCCACTTGATAAATTTAAGCATCCGCAGTATCAGAAAACCACAAATAAAAGGGGATGTGTGGTAGAAGCTACCGGGGATATTTCGGTATCTGTAAAGACTGATAAAACCGAATGGGAACACATAGGGGATTATGAGAATGTGACGGATTATTTCACAAGCAGGATAAAGAGAAAGAAGTTTAAGGACTTGCAACTCAAATTCCATTCTAACAAAAGATTTAGCTTAGAAACAGCCACTATAGAAGTTTTCGTTGGTGGTTATATAAAACGATAGAAAGGGGTAAAAAATGGCTACCAACATCAACTATGAGGATGAACGTTTTAAACAGGTTGAAGCCGGGAAAGAGCAGGCATTAACGGATGTTGAAAACACTTATACCGGAATGATAGACCAATCGGATAAGTATTTTCAGGATCAGATTAACGCTTCTAAGGATTGGGCGAACCAGCAACAACAGATACAGCAGGATAATACAGATTTTGCTATAGAGCAGATAGAACAGCAGAAACAACAGGCCCAGAAGGACTATACAAAAGAGCAGGCCGGAGCCTATACCGACTGGCAGAAACAAAGCAATGCTTACGGTGTAAATGCTGAACAGATGGCACAAAACGGACTGACTAACACCGGCTACAGTGAAAGCTCAAAGGTAAGTATGTACAATACCTACCAAAACAGAGTAGCAACAGCAAGAGAAAGCTATAATTTGGCAGTATTGAACTACAACAACTCTATAAAGGATGCACAGTTGCAGAATAACAGCAAATTAGCAGAAATTGCTTATAATGCATTGCAACAGCAATTAGAGCTGTCTTTACAGGGCTTCCAGTATAAGAACCAGCTTATTATTGAACAGGCAAACAAGAAACAGGAAATCGACAATACATACTATGGTCGTTATCAGGATGTATTAGCACAAATGAATCAAGAAAATGCTATGGCGGAAGAAATCAGACAGTACAACGAAAGTATGTCATTCCAGAAACAGCAGTTTGCAGAAGAAAAGAGACAGTTTGAGCAGTCTTACGCTATGGAAGTTAAGAAGTTTGATGAAAGTATTCGCCAGTTTGATACTGAAATGGCAAGACTTAAGAAGAAGGATGCAGAAGAACACGCTATGGAGATTAAGCGTTTAGAATTGCAGAAAAAGCAGATGGAACAGGCGAAACTTGAAGCACAAAGAGATTATCAGTTGAAACAGCAACAGCTTGCTATGCAACAGGCACAGTTTGACAAAGAGTACCAGTTGAAACAGGCACAGTTTAAAGAAAGTCAGAGACAGTACAACACCACTCAAAAAGCAAAAGAGAATAAAGCTTCCGTAGGTAGTGATGATAAAGGAAGTATTAGTGTACCATCCTTTAAGACTTATGAAGAAGCTTCTTCTTTTATGAAAAAGAATGGTTTAGCGACAGGTGATGGCGGTCTTATGACTAAGAATGAATGGGCTAGACGTAAAAAGAGTGGTGGAAAGTCGGCAGAATTGGCTTATTCTTCATACTCTGAATACCTGACAGCATTTGTTGAATGGAGAGCAGAAAACCCACAGTAATAATAAAGGAGTAACAATATGGCTTCATTTGCTGAATATACAAAAAAGAAAAAGAAACAGTCTATTGCCGGTATGTCTTTTGAAGATTACACAAAGTCTATGCTTGGTACTGATTTTTTTGATGAAGATATAGCCCCAACAGGCGGTGGAAAGCGTAGAGATATTGTAGATGTTGCCCCGGTGAAAGAGGAAAAGGATCGTAATTGGTTTCAGAAGTCCGGCTTTTTTGATGATGGCTACCAGTTATTTGACGTTTCTAAGGCTATATTAGGCACATACAAGGATGTTGAAGAAAATCTCACAGCAGGTATTTTAGGAATGGGCGAAAAAGCAGTTGATACAGGTGCCTATTTACTTGGTAAAGCAGGCGGTTTGGTAGGTGCTGACAAATTCCAAAATAAAATGGGAGATTTCATTCAAAAAGACCTTTACGACGAGGAAAAACTTGCAAAAAAGGTTAGTCCTTTTGTGGGAATACCCGGTTTGGGGTATATATCAGGTAAAGCCCTTGATTCTACAGGTTTAGAAGCAGACGAAGCTTCTGTATTTGGCGAAAAAACCGATTCATTGACACAATCAGGCGGTCAATTAGGTGCTACCATTGCTTTGCAGGCTATGGGTATGCCTTGGTTGTTGACAACAGGTGTTACAAGCTTTGGTGGAGAAGCAGAAAACGCTTTAAAACAGGATGCTACATACAATGAAGCCGGTGGAAGTGCATTAATTACAGCCGGAGCCGATATTTTGACCGAAAGACTGTCAGGCGGTATTAAATTTGGCGGTAAAACACTTGATGATGTGATGTTAAAGCCCCTTACCGAAAAAATATCAAGCAAAGTAGCAAGAACGCTTACCAATTTTGGCATTGATGCAGTTGGTGAAGGTGCAGAAGAAGTAATTGCTAGTGTATTTAGTAATTTGGGATCAGCACTTTACAAGGAAGAAAGCATTGGTGAACTTCTTACAAGTGAAGAAGCGGTTGACGAGTATATTGAAAGCTTTATAGGCGGTGCTGTCCTTGGCGGTGGTGTTAGCGGTGTCAATGCAGTAGCTTCCTTGAAGTCCGGCAGAGATTACAGCACAGGGCTTACCGAAAATGAGCAGAAAGTCATTGATAAGGAAATTGAAAACCGTATTGATGGTCGGGAACTTAGCAAAAAGGAAAAGGCAGAGCTTGAAGCAGAGGTAAAGGAAGATTTACAGAAGGGTAACATTAGCATTGATACGATTGAAAGCGTATTGGACAGCGATAATTACAATGCTTATCAGAACCTTTTGAACGAATCAGAAGAATTTAAGGCACTTTACGAAACGGAAAGCGGAAAACTCTCTGAAAAGCAGAAAGACCGGCTTGCATACCTGAAAGAAAGCAACGAAAAGCAGTCTTACGAATCACGAATTAGTGAGTATAAACAGACTGCCAGCCAGCGAATGAGTGAAATGCTGGGAAAAGACACGTTTTTGCAGGAAAGCTACAACGAAAAAGCCCGGAGAAGCCAGCAGTATGAAGCGGATCTGACAAAATATGACGAGAAACAGCAGGAAGTAATCAAAAAAGCAGTAGATAGCGGTATATTGAATAACACAAGAAAAACACACGAATTTGTTGATATGATTGCGAAACTATCAGCAGACAAGGGTGTTTTATTTGATTTCACCAATAATGAAGCCTTGAAAGAATCAGGATTTGCTGTTGAGGGTAAAACTATTAACGGATATGTGAAAGATGGCAATATTACCTTAAATATCAACTCTAATAAGGCTTTAAATACCGTTGTAGGACACGAAATTACACACGTTTTAGAGGGTACAGACCTTTATAATGAGTTGCAGACCGCAGTAATTCAATATGCACATACAAAAGGCGAATATACCGCAAGAAAAGAAGCTTTGACGAAGCTTTATGAAGGTGTGGAGAATGTAAATATTGATAATGAGCTTACAGCAGACTTAGTAGGCGATTATTTATTTACTGATAGTAACTTTATTAACAGTTTATCCACAGAAAAACCGAATGTTTTCAAGAAGATTTACAATGAAATCAAGTATTTGTTGAAGGTTGCTACAGCCGGAAGCAAGGAAGCAAGGGAGCTTGAAAAGGTTAAGAGAGCATTTGACAAGGTTTATAAGGAAACAGCGAATAAAACCACTTCAAGCGAAACAGTAGTTGCAGAACAGACTGTAGAGGAAGTACAGCTTGCAGAGGAAACTATTATTGAAGAAGCCGAAACTGTAAACAAGGAACTTACAGCAGAACAGCAGGAATACTTCAAAGATAGTGTTGTACGTGATGAAAACGGTAATTTGAAACCAATGTATCATGGCACTTCAAAAGGCGGTCATACTGTTTTCGATCCGTATGGTGCATCTAATTATGGTTTATTCGGAGTAGGTACTTATTTCACCGACGACGTTAATGTTGCTAAATCCTATATGAATAAGGGCAAAGGTAACGTCAAAATGGTGTATGGAACATATCTAAACATTACCAATCCTATAGATATGGATGCAGAAGCTAACATTGAAGCGTGGAAAAAGGCATTTCCGGAAGCTGATTACCCGGAAAAAGGTACTAATCAGGACTTTTATTGGGCTATGGAAGAATACTTTGTTGACAACGAGTATTCAAAAGCCGAAGCTACCGAAACTGCAAGAGATGTATTAGAAAGTATGGGCTATGACGGTATTACCCATATTGGCGGTGGTAGATTCAATAAGGCAGACGATACAAGACACCGGGTATATATTGCTTTCAATCCTGAACAGATAAAGGCTATTAGCAATGACAAACCTACAAAAGATGCGGATATTTGGTATTCATTGAGTGAGCAACCATTAGAGGAAAGATTGTCAGGTGATGCTTTATTAGATGCACAGGACTTAATTGCAGAAATAGAGGATGTGGCAGAAATAAGTCCTAATGGTTATGTGACATTGTACCATAGGACAACAGAAGAAAACGCAAAGAAAATAAGAGAAACCGGGAAGATGTCAGCTAAAGAGGATGGCATCTTTTTTAGTACCTTAAAAAGTGGTGATTATTCTGTAGATTATGGTAGTGGCATAGTTGAATTGAAAGTACCTGTAGAAAAATTAGTGCTGGATGATATTTTCGACAATGAAGCACATTTGAAAATTCCTTTAAGGAATAGGAACGCTGTTTTGGATGTATCAAAATATTTGGTAGATAGCACTAAGTTTTCATTAAGTGAGGATATAGAAGCCTTAAAGGAAAAGCAATTAGACATTGTACTTAAAACCAACCCTGCACACGACAGTTATCACACTTGGATTCGTAGTAAAGAAGATATACTCACTTTTGAAGAAGCATTGAATAGTGATGATTATGTGGACTATAAGGGTGAGGAATTTGACGAAAGCTACCCTTATTCAGTAGCAGAAGAAGCTCTAAAAACAGGAAAGATAACGGTATATTCTTCTTATCCCATTAAGCAAGGGGTATTTGTTTCGCCTTCAAGAATGGAAGCCGAAACGTATTCGGGGAATGGCAAGGTATATTCTAAAAAAGTAAGCTTAACAGACGTTGCTTGGGTTGATCCTACACAAGGACAGTATGCGAATGTTAATGCTAATTATTCATTAAGTATTTCTGAAAAGGACATTGCACCTACAGGCAAGTACAACGTATACGGAAAAGACATTGCACTTGAAAAGGCAACAGAAGATGTTGCCCCGGTAGTTGAAGAAAAGACTGATTTAGTCCAAGAAAAGACTGATTTAGTCCAAGAAGCCCCTGTTCAAAGTGAAAATTGGCGAGATATAGCAAGTAATCTCAAAGAATACGACTTTACTATTTCCGATAAGGTGGCAGAACTTTCAGTAAAAGAGGTTATTGCAGATGTAGACAACGGATTGACCGCTAGTGAGCTTTTTGCCAAGTCAAATGAAGCTATTGAAGCATATCACAAGATACAGGCAAATAAGCCAAGGGAAGAAGCATACACACCAGCAGAAGAATTACTGCTTTCAACTTACTATACTAGATATACTATGTATGATAGTGTTGCTAGAAATCGTGATTTTGTAAACCAGTACAAGGCTATATTTGAGAAAAAATTCGCACCAATGACAGAAGCGGAAGCAAACGAGCGTGATGCTATTCATAGTGACCGCCTGTATTCACTTGATGAAAGCGATATGCCGGAAGAAGTAGAAGCACCATACAGCGAACCTGTAGAAGCTGTAAGCCCTTTTGATGAAAAGGACATACAGGAAGTAGGCGACAGAAAGCAGAAAGCATATATGTACGAAAACCCGGAAGTAAAACCATACTTCCAAGAAGAAGCACAAGTTATGTTAGGCGAACTTAGAAACTCTATAAAGGGTGAACGTGTTGTAAATGCTGATTTGGTTTATGAATCCGGTGGTGAATTTGGTGTATGGGGTACAAAGCGTGAAACTTCTGAACAGATTGCATATATGCTGGATAAGTTTAAGTATAGTTATGCGGATATTGAGAAGGGCTTAAATGCGATTATTGAAGATAATGGAGCCGAAAACAACGCTATTTCTAAACGGTTAGAGTTTATGATTGACGAGCGTTTAAGAGAAGGCTACACAGACTTTATAAGCGGTATGGAAATCCCTTCTAATCAGGACTACATCAATCTGTTAAAAGAAAAGCAGATTAATAACTATACGGATGAAGCCTATAATCAGTATTTGGAATCATTGGCAGAAGCAGAAGCCCCGGTTGAAGATACACCGGTAGAGGACATTGCACCTACGCAAGCTTATGAAGCTATTGAGCCGGAACCACAGAATTTAGATGCATTGGAAGAACAATGGGCTAAAAACAAGATGGCAAGGGCAGACAAAGAAGCTGAAAAGATTGCAGAAATATTGGATGTTGAGCCTACTACCGAGAACCAAAGAAACAGCCGGAAGTGGGCTATTTTCAGAGCGAATGTATTTGACAAAGGATCCGTATTTGAAGATTTGGCACTCAAAACAAAGAATCGTGAATTAATGGGTAAATGGAATTACACATTGTATTCCGAATCAAGAGCCCAGCGTTTAATGGGTGAAGGTGATAAAGAAGCCGGTATTAAATCGCTTAATGACATTAGAGCAGAGGTAGAAAATACAGGGCTTACACACCAATTCTATGAATATATGTATCACAAACATAATGTTGATAGAATGAGCTTAGAAGCGAAAGCGGAAGCAAAGCACCAAAGACTGAAAAAAGAGATTGAAAGATTAAAGCTTGACACTCTTGCGGAAAAACAGTTGTTTGCTATTTCAAAAGAGGAAATTAAGGATAGTACAACTTCTGAAAGAAAGCATCTTATAAATACTGTCAAAGAGTATTTAAGCACAAAGGATGTGAAGAATAAGCCTGTATTTGGCTATAGTGTTACTGCTGAAATGTCACAAGAGATTGTAAATCAGTATGAATTTGCACAGCCTGAATTTATGGACTATGCAAACGACATTTACAAGTATAACACACACCTTAGACAGCAATTAGTTGACAATGGTGTAATCTCACAAGAGACAGCCGATTTATGGAATGATATGTACCCTCATTATGTGCCTATTCGCAGAGTAGATACAAAGGGATTAAATGTCAATGTTCCATTAGATACCGGCAGAACAGGTGTAAACGCACCAGTTAAGAGGGCTAAAGGCGGTAACACTAATATTTTACCGTTGTTTGACACTATGGCAATGAGAACCTTACAGACTTATAAGGCAACAGCTAAAAACAGTTTCGGTGTAGAGTTGAAAAACGTACTAGGAACGGTGGTAGAAAAGGCAGATACAAACATAGACGAAGTGATCGAAAGCGTAGATTCGCAAGAAGAACTATTGCAGAAAGGTAAGAACGGACAGAAGCCCACATTCACAGTATTTGAGAATGGGGAGCGTGTTACTTACGAAATCACAGAGGATATGTATGATGCCTTTAAGCCTTTAAGCGACAGCAACTTTATGAGTAAAACCATTAAGCCTTTAAACGTCGCAAGCAGTATTCATAGGGGATTGCTTACAGAGTATAACCCGGTATTCATTATCACTAATGGCATTAAGGATATTCAGGATATTTTGATTAACTCACAGCATCCTGCAAGAACATATGTGAAGATACCAGAAGCATATGGACAGCTTTTGAAAAAAGGCTATTGGTACAACGAGTATATGAATAATGGCGGTGACTACAATTCCTATTTTGATAGTGACACAAACACTTTCAAAACAGAGAATAAAGGACTTGCTAAAATACTTGATGTGCCACCTTTAAGCACTATTAGCCGATTGAATAACTATGTTGAAATGATACCGAGACTTGCAGAGTATATAGCAAGCCGAGAAGCCGGAAGAAGTATTGAAGTTTCTATGCTGGATAGTGCAAGAGTAACTACCAACTTTAGAGCCGGTGGTGACTTGACAAAATTTGCGAACAGAAACGGAGCGACTTTCTTAAATGCTTCCGTACAGGGTGCATTGCAACAGGTTAGAAACGTAAGAGAAGCGAAAGCAAACGGTTTTAAAGGTTGGGCGAATTTGGCTACCAAGTTTGCACTAGCCGGAGCCCCTGCTTACTTACTCAATGCATTGTTATGGGATGATGATGAAGAATACGAAGAACTTTCCGACTATGTAAAGCAGAATTATTACATAGTAGGGAAGTATGATGATGGAAAATTTATCAGAATCCCCAAAGGTAGAACGGTTGCAGTTATTCAGGATGCTATTAAACAGGTTAGCGATATGGCAACAGGGAACGACGAAGCAGATTTAAAGAGCTTCTTGCAGTTAGTTGTTACCAATCTTGCACCAGCTAACCCTATTGAAAACAATATCCTTGCACCTATTATACAGGCGAAGAACAATGAAACGTGGTACGGTGAAGATTTAGTACCGACAAGACTACAAGATTTGCCAGCATCCGAGCAGTTTGACGAAAGCACCGATTTAATTAGTAAATGGTTGGGGGAAAAGTCAGGTATTAGCCCGGTGAAAATCAATTATCTTTTGGATCAGTATTCAGGTGGTGTGGGTGATGTTGTTTTACCTATGCTTACACCGGAAGCAGAAAGCGGAGATAATTCGGCACTAGGCAATATGATAGCACCACTTAAGAAGAAATTCACAGTTGATAGCGTAATGAATAATCAGAATGTTACTGATTTCTATGATACCAGCGACGAATTGACAACAAACGCTAAAATGAGTACCGCAACGGATGCAGATGTACTAATGAATAAGTACATTAATTCCATTAAGGGCGAATTAAGCGACTTGTATAAACGTAAGAGAGACATTCAAAACGGAACATTGCCGGATGATGTGAAGTACGAGCGTGTTCGTGAATTGCAAAACGAGATTGTAGCACTTTCTAAGGAAGGTTTGAAATCTTATAAGGGTGTTTCTATTAGTGGCAATTATGCGACAGTAGGCGACAGACATTATAAGCGTGATGAAAGCGGAGAGTGGATTAAACTTACTGACAAGCAAATTGAAAAGCTGGAAGAAGTAACAGGCGGTTTGGGAATTAGTGCTTCTGAATATTGGAGCAATAAGGAAGAATACGACTTTGCTTACGAACAGCCGGAAAAACACGCTATGTCAAAGGTTTTTGGCGGTTATGACACGTATAAAACCTATACAAGTGAGCTAAACGACATTAAAGCGGATAAAGACGAGAACGGAAAAACCATAAACGGAAGCCGAAAAGAGAAGGTTTTGAACTATGTTGACAGCTTAGATGCGGACTATGGAACAAAACTGATTCTGTTTAAGAGCGTTTATAATTCAGAAGATGATTTCAACAATGACATTATCGAATACCTCAACAACAGGAATGATATTTCCTACGAAGAAGAAATGGCAATCTTAAAGGAGTTAGGCTTCACAGTAGATTCAGACGGAACTATTTACTGGTAGAAAGGGGTGTGCTATGAGTAAGCAGGATAGGCAAGGGGTAAGAACAGCCACAGACCTTGAACGCAAATACGATTTTTCGTCACTTGCCGGAGTGCAAAAAGCATACAAGCAAAATTTAGATGCAATCAATAAAATCGACAGAACGTTAGAAGAATTTATTGAAGCTACATTAAGCGACATTGAAGATATTCATAAGCAGATGGATGGGAACATCACAACGTGGTTTTACAATGGTGTTCCCACCTTGTCTAACCTTCCGGCTAGTAACTGGACTACAGATGTATTAAGAAATGAGCATTTGGGCGATTTGTACTATGACCGAGATACAGGGTATGCGTATAGATTTGCTTATTGTGACGATACGTTTCAATGGATTGTTGTGTTGGATAATGACATAGTAGAAGCTTTGGCTATGGCAAATTCGGCAAAAGATACAGCAGATAGCAAGCGTAGAGTATTTGTTGTGCAACCTGTACCGCCTTATGACAATGGGGATTTGTGGTTTAAAGACCAAGAAATTTATATCTGTCAAATTAGCAAGCCAGCAGGTGAAACGTATGCAGAAAAGGACTTTATTATTGCAACAAAGTACACAGACGATACAGTTGCTAATCAAGTAGGCG